TTGTGTATCAATAAACTTTATCGTGTAAGCCAACATAATCAAAACGGCGATTAACGACAGCAGCGTGAATGAGGTTGTCCAGTTATTCTTTTCCTTTTTCATAATTATCACTCTTCAGTTTTTTCTTTCTTTTCAGCGGCGGCAGCTTCTTTCTTTTTAATATCAAGTAGTGCCTCGTATGCTGCTGATAAATCTTTTCTGTTTCGCGATGAGAGCTTGGACTCTTTAGCTTGGATTCTTTTATATTCAGATTCAATTGGTAAAACCCATGGCTCGTTTTGCTCGGAAATTTTCTCACCGGTTTCAAGCATAATGGTAAGCGCAAGGCGATACTTGAATCTATAGTTTAAGTCTGCAGGTGTCATAATTTATTTGGTTTTCCTTGTGGTCTTTTTCTTGGTAGTCTTTTTCTTAGGAGGTATTTCTTCTTTTATGCCATCCTTTTCAACTTCAAGTTCTTCATCACGAGCCTCACCTCTGGCCTTGAGTCGCTCAACCACGGTGTTTGCATCCATCCAAATATCCTTATCATCAACAAGATTACTAATTTCTTCTGCTGTAAGAAAGTCTTCGTATTGAGAACGGAAAAGCTTTTCAGACCACTTGCGATCGTGTATCACATTTGAATACATCTCTCCACCTTTACCAATCATCCCGCCACTGTAGTTATGAAAGAGAAAGGCACTGTGTTCGTTGATTACAAAGTCATCACCTTGAAGAAAGATTAGCGTTGCGGCACTCATGCAGGCTCCGGTAACATTCATATTAATATGCGCATTACATTCACTAAGAACTTGAAGAAACTGAACGGTTGTAAATAGGTTACCACCTGGGCAGTTAATATGAATGTTAATTATATCGGTCGGCCTAGCATTACGAATCTTATGAAACCATTCAATGTATTCAGAGGCTTCTCCAATAGTTCCTAACAAATAAAAATCCATGACGGATCCATATTCACCCGAAAAGTTGTTTTGCTTTCCGCCGCTAAAGAGATCTTCCAATCCCAAAGCTTCAGTAGAGTTATTATCTTTTTGCATATTTAAATTATCCTTGTTTTCTAACGATTCCCAACATGGGTTCCCAAATGAATCCAAATCTAAATCGTGTTCCTAGCTTAAATTTTAGTTTACCAGTTTGGCAATAAGTATTCCAGTTTTCCTGTAAAGCATTATAGTTATAACCTTTATCAGATCCTTTTCTTGTAACATAAGAGCTTCTTGATTCTGCGGCTACTTCCCATCTATCACCTAATGACCTCCAACACCCACATGCGGTTCGTTGCATATCTTCAGTGATCCTTAGCTTGGGTATAAGATTACACCTTGGGCATCTTGCCCATTCAGCATAATCATCACCTGGGTACCAATAACTATTTCTAGTATTAATCCAGTCATGAACCGGATATCTACGGTGTGCTTTATCCAACTTCATTATAATAATTTACTCGTGATGGATTTTAGATTGCTTACCTGAGTTCTTATGAATCTTTTTAAGTAAGCAGTTCCAATCACCGCCGACTTTTTGAATAGTTGTTTGTCTGGTATCAAAAGAAAAGCCTGGTGCTGTCACCCCTCTTCTTTTCTTTCCAGTTTCACAATGCGGACAAGGATCACCTACAGGATCGTCCCTTTTGGCCATGGGATGGTTTTCTTCCCACGTTTCTCCACACGTATCGCAACAATAATCGTAAGTCATTTCACTTATCACCAAGTAGTGTTGGAAAGGCTTTACGAACAGTAGCTTCAGTAATTGTCTTGTAAAGACCTTTAAGATTCTTGTCTTTTACAGCAATCATAATCTTAGCATCTTCAGCAGCTAAGTTTTCAAGCAGCTTAATATAAGTAAGTTCTTTTTTAAATGCGGGTAAAGGAGATTGCTTGATAAGATGCCTTAGTTGACGAACGTGCTTTTCAAAATGGCGATGTTGCTGACCAGCCACTCCTACGTTTTCTTTATAAGGAGGAACGCCGGCAGGAAGATCAAATTCTACATCTTCTTTATAGTTTGCCTGAAGCAGGGTTTTAATTCCAAAGGTTCCGTGCTCTTGCAAAATCTTTACTCGCTCTGCAACGCTATCAACTTCTTCACACGCTTGAAATACTTCGTGCGGAAGCTTGGTTCTGTTATTCTTTGCTGTCTTTTTCTTCATAGTGACATTGTGTTGTTGTCTATAGTTATATATCTTATTTGATAAAGAACTCTTCTGCACAAGCAACCAGTTGGCTACAGCGACGAGTGATCAAGTAATTAAGAACCTTTCCGTTTGGCTTTACTTCTTTTTTATCGTATTCTTCTCGGATTCGGGATGTGACATCTTCAGGAATTTGAGAAAGATCAATCATACTTTTATTACGGATAAAATTACGATATGTTTGTTCGTCAAGAATCTCTTGCATATCCCCTTTACGAGAAGCCTCATACCATTCCTCAATCTTTTTAGCACGAAGAGGAGTTTGACGAGACTCAGAAACAAATACATTATCTGCAGAAAGAACGTTAGGTACACCATCACCACTGTCACCACGAACCACGTGCTCGAACAGATACTTGTGAGGGTTGCTATCCTTTATAAGTTTCTTAGTAAGTGGGCTGAACTGCTGAACGTTGTCGTATTTTTGAAGCTGGATAAAATCTTTATCAGCGCTGATAATCATAACCTTTTCGTGATTGCCAAACTCCTGGGTTGTTTCCACAAGGGTTGCAATAACATCGTCCGCTTCTGCGTTACTTACTTGTAATACTGGAAAGGGAAGGTATTCGTCAATCTCATCCCTTACTTTATTAATACTGTCAAAGATAGATTTCCAATCCATATCTGAGCTTTCTCGATTCTTTTTACGAGCTGCTTTGTATTCAGGAAAGGTACCTTTACGCCAACTGCCGGCGTCACATGCAACAATCAGTTTGCCATACTCATCACGATACTTAAGGTTATACATTCTCAGTGAATTGAGAATCATATGACGTAATAGGTTTTCGTCGATGTTGGATTTAGGCTGTGAAAACACAGTAGAGATTGATATTCCAGAGAAGTCTACGATAATCATTTTGGTATATTGATTTTATTTGTTCCCTCTATTATACCAAATAAAAGGAAGAATGTAAATCATTTTTTAAGGTTTTTAACGTGACTGTGGTGGATCCTAGCTTGGATAATTCCGTTATAGTATTCATCACTTAGCAACACTTCACGATCAACTTGTTCCTTTAATTCCATATAAGACATGACGCCAAGTGAAGTACAAAGATGAAGTATTTCCCTTTTAAATCGCTCTCCACCGTATTCCTCTACAAGCGCTTTGGTTTCAGGACTGGAACCGTAGTATGTTTGCCAATCACTTTCAGCAACAGATCGCCGCTTTCTCTTTTTACCTTTTAACGGCGGACGGGTTATCTTACGGGTAAATTTTTTCTTACCGATATACTTCTTACCGTTTTCGGTATCTGTCAGGCAGTACACAAACCCGACATAATCACCAATCATATCAGATGTAAATTCTTCCCCTTGATAGATCCACATAAAGTATCTATACGGAAATTAAAGTGCGCCGTCGTAAGAATTGTGCGCTCCGCAAAATGGACAGTATTGAGGATATGCCTCTTTATCATAATCATCGTAGTCAGCATCAGTGTCTTCAACAAAAGAGAAAGAGGCTTCCTCATTATCATCCCACATAACTTCATAAGACATATGGCAACTAGGGCAACGGTGTTCGGCAATCATATCTATCCTTCACACGACTTACACGTGTTTAATGACCTAGCAAGTTCCTGTGCAGGGTTACCACTTCTTTGATAATACATCCCTTTAATTCCACTTTCCCATGCATAAATCAGTAGTTCGTTTACTTCTTTTGGTTTAGCTTTTGGCGGTATCATTAGGTTCAAGCTTTGACCCTGATCAACAAACTTCTGTCGTTGGGCTGCTTGAATAACAATTTCCTTTTGAGATATCTCGCCAAAGGTTTTAAATACATCCTTTTCTTCTTCACTTAATTCGGTAAGGTGTTGAACACTTCCGCCATGAGTAAGAATCTCTAACCATACTTCTTGTGTATCTAAACCTTTTTCACGAAGCAGAGATTTAAGGTAAGGGTTCTTGAATGTGAACTTGCCTTTTGCAAGATCCTTTGTAAAGTAGTTTGAATTGAGTGGCTCAATACTTGGAGAGGTTTGACCAAGGATAAACGAACTTGAAGTCGTTGGTGCAATGGCAAGGGTAGTAACATTCCGCCGACCATATCCTTCAAGTAAAGAAGGTTCTCCATACTTCTCAGCAAGTTCTTCAGATGCAGCATCAGTACGAATACGAATGGTACTCCAGATTTGGTTGTTATGCATTTGAGCCTGCAGTCCTTCAAAAGGAATCATCTTCTTTTGCAGATAAGAATGCCAACCAAGAACACCAATACCAAGAGCGCGTTGAGAGATAGCAAAATTGCGCGGCGCATCCATGTGAGGGATACCTTCTGTTTTGGTTATGAACTCAGTCATAACAGCATCAAGAAAATAAGTCAAGGTTTCAACCGCGTCGGTCACTTGAATCTCATCCCATCTTTCAAGGTTAAGAGAAGAAAGGTTACAAACAAAGCTTTCATTCACATCCGAACTAAGCATAATCTCATTACACAGGTTACTAGCATGAATGGTTTTACCCTTATCTTTATATACTTGCGGTGCGGCGTTATTGGCGTTGTCAGAAAACAGCAGGTAAGGATACCCGCTCTCAAAACGTTTCTTAATAACCAATCCCCAGATACGACGCTTTTCTTTATCGCCTTCAAGCATTGATTTCATCCACTCATCTGAAATGGTAACACCAATACTCATCTCTTGAATCTCATGGCCTTCACCACGAATCTTCAGAAACTCTTCAATGTCGGTATGATCAACCGGCAGATAAGCTGCAAAGGAACCTCGCCGAACATTACCTTGAGACACAACGCTCATCAGCTTGTCATAAAGTTCCATAAAGTGAACAGCACCAGTACTTGTTCCACCTGTACTAATAGGAGCACCACGACCACGTAGTGCACCAAAGTAAGCAGAGGTTCCTCCACCAAACTTGGTCATCATGGACACTTCAGCGAGCTTGGCTCCTGCAATCTCTTCAAGGGTGTCGTCAATAAAGGATCCAAAACAGCTAATAGGAAGACCGCGTTCTCTCCCAAAGTTACTCCAGATTGGACTAGAGAGCGAGTAGAAACCCTGACCAAGATACTCTTCAAACTTCTCAGCAAATCCTTTTATACCAAGGATCTTCTCTGCTTGATCAGCAATATCTTTACAGCGTTG